GCTTCAGTACAACACGGTCATCTTCCAGTTTTGCCGCCCCGTGGCGAAAGCATGGATGGACGCGGCGGTATACTCCGGCGCCCTTTCCATACTCACCGATTACGCGCGGGAGAAAAGGCGGTACCTGCGAATAAAGTGGCGTCCCGACGGCTGGCCCTGGGTCGATCCCGTCAAGGACCAGCTCGCCGAGCAGATGGCCGTCCGCAACGGCTTCAAGTCCCGGGCGAGGGTCGTGGCGGAACGCGGCGACGACGTGGAGACCGTTGATCGCGAGATTGCGGAAGATAACGCCCGGTCTGACAAACTTGGTCTGGTATTTGACAGCGATCCACGTAATACGGCGGCTTCTGGCGCGATTCAAAAAGCGGCCGATCAGGTCATTACTGAATCATTGCAATCAGACACACAAAAGAAAGGAGGCTGATCTATGCCGCTTAGAATATGCAATACGCCGCTTCTGATCCTGCCGGCCGCGCTCAATCATATCATCAGCGCTGTCAGCAGAGCGGAAGTCATCCCTGCGAAAGTTTCCTCACCCGGCGCTCAACAGGCGCCGCAACCGCAGGAAGGTGTCGCCGTCATCCAGGTCCATGGCGTTCTCACGTACCGGGGCGATGACATTTTTTCCTGGCTGTTCGGCGGCATCACCTATGACGATATCCGGGCGCAATTCCGGAGTGCCCTCTCCGATCCCTCAGTCAAGGCGATCATCTTCGATATCGACAGCCCCGGAGGCGAGGCGGCGGGCGCCTTCGATCTGGTGGACGAGATCTACCAGGCCCGCGGGACAAAGCCGATCTACGCCGTGGCGAATGAAACGGCTTATTCCGCAGCATACGCGATCGCCTCGGCAGCCGACATGATCTATGTCCCGCGCACGGGCGGCATGGGATCAATCGGCGTCATCGCCATGCATGTCGACCAGAGCACATGGGACGAAAACACCGGCGTGAAATACACACCCATCTTTGCCGGGGCGCACAAGAACGATTTCACGCCTCATGAACCGCTCTCCGCCGAGGCGAAAGCCGCAGGCCAGGCAATGGTTGATGAGGTCTATGACATATTTGTCAAAACGGTCGCCAGGAACCGCGGCATGACGCCGGCGGACGTCAGAAGCACGGAAGCGGCGTTATATCAGGGGAAAAATGCCGTGGACGCAGGCCTGGCCGATGCGGTCATGCCCTGGGACAAGGCGGTGACTGACATATTCAGAAAAAATCAAATCAAAGGAGGAACTACCATGACGTTCGTTGAACGAATAAAGGCGCTCTTTGCGAGCGCCCCTGCGGAGGAAATCACACCGGGGCTCGCCGAGGCCGGTTATATCTCGAAAGAGGAATCGGACAGATTAATCGAGGAAGCAAAAACCGCCGCCGCCCAGGAGACCATGGCCGGGGTGACCGGCATTCTTGAAGTCTGTTCAGTTGCGGGGATGGAAAAAATGGCCCTTGGGCTTGTCAGGGACAAACTCACGATTGAACAGGCCCGGGAAAGGATCATCAACGCGAAGGCGACCGAAGCGGAAAAAACACAGATCCGCAGCACTGTCGGCGCCCTTTCCACGGGCGGCGTCAATCCGCTCATCGAGGATGCAAAAAAACGGGCATCGGACGCGAATATCCGGGTCGTAAAGAAGTAAACGCACATTTAAGAGCAATTACATTCAGGAATACTTTGAAAGGAGAACATATCATGAGCGAATTGTCACAAGCAAACACCCTGCAGGATATCCTGAAATGGGAAGAGGACAACAACTATTCCCGCGAGGCGGTTGAGGTACTGTCCGGCCAGGACCTTGCCCTCGGCGCGGTCCTCGGCAAGATTATTCTGGGGACCTGCCCTGCTACAGGAACAGCCGGAGGCAATACCGGAGGCGGAACCTGCACAGGCGTGACGGCAGGCGCAAAAGCGAAACTCGGAACCTACACCCTCACGTGTATTATCGTCCAGGCGGGAGCGGGCGTCTTCAGCGTCGAGGATCCCGACGGATTGGGATTGCCCAATGCTGTCGCGGGGAGAGCGTACACAAACGACCAGATCAGCTTCACCATCAACGACGGGAGCCCCGACTTTGTCGTGGGCGATGCCTTCACTGTCGAAATAGCGGCAGGATCCCTCCGTGTCAGGGCGATCAACTTCGACGGCGTCGACGGATCTCAGGACGCCTACGGGATTTTAACGGCAGCCTGCTACGCATCCGGAGGCGCGAAATCCGCAGTGGCCATTGTTCGGGACGCGAAGTTCGCCTCCGCCAATGTTGTGTGGCCGGTGACATCCCCCGCGGTGTCCGAAGACCAGAAAGCGGCCGCCCTCGCCCAGCTCGCGGCGAAGGGGATCATCGAGACAAAAGAAGTGTAACCATAACCAGCTTTCTTGTCATTCCAGACTTGATCCGGAATTCATGAAACGTAACTACCAATAGACTACCTCAAAGGAGGACTGAAACATGCCAGAAATCTTAAATCCTTTCGAACAGGATGCGTTCAATATGGTGAGCCTCTGCGCCGCCATTAACATTTTGCCGAATATGTATGGCCGGATCAACGAACTCGGCCTTTTTGTCGACGACGGCATCACGACCAGGACCGCCGTTGTTGAGGAAGAAAACGGCGTTCTTAATATCCTGAAGACGCTGCCCGTCGGCGCGCCGGGAAACCAGAACAAGGTCGGAAAAAGGAAGGTGAGATCCTTTGTCGTCCCTCATATTCCCCTCGACGACGTCATCAGGCCGGAGGAATTTCAGGGCATCCGCGCCTTCGGTCAGACCGCCGGCATGGAGACACTGGCGTCGGTAATGAACAGACACCTCCAGACGGCGAAAAATAAATACGCGATCACCCTCGAACATCTCAGAATGGGCGCGTTGAAGGGCATAATCCTGGATGCCGACGCCTCCACGCTCTACAACCTGTATACGGAATACGGCATTTCCGCAAAAACCGTCGCCTTTGACCTCACCGTGACAAGCCCGTTAACCGACGTCACCGCGAAATGCCGTGAAGTGGTGCGGCACATCGAGGACAACCTCAAAGGCGAGGTCAGTAGAGGAGTGCGCTGTCTTGTTTCCCAGGAATTTTTTGACGCCCTCATTGCCCATCCGAATGTCGAGAAATTTTATCTCAACTGGCAGAATGCGGCCGCCATCGCCCAGCAGGATCCGCGGAAAGGGTTCAACTTTGGCGGCATCACCTGGGAGGAATACCGCGGCATCGCCACCGACGAGAACAATGTCAGCCGCAGGTTCATCGCTGAGGGCGAAGGCCACGCCTATCCGGAAGGGACCATGGAGACCTTCAAGACCGTGTATGCGCCGGGCAATTTCATCGAGACGGTGAACACTCCCGGCATCCCGCTCTATGCCAAGCAGGTCATGGAAAAGATGGGGCGCTGGGTCGATCTGCACATGGAATCGAATCCCCTCCCCCTCTGCCTGCGGCCCGCCGTGCTGGTAAAAGTGACAAAGTAATGGGGGGCGGAAAACGCTATGACCACGATCTTCGACACAGCCCTGAGGGACATGTTTAACGACGTCAATATGGCCGTCGACGCCTTCTTTACTCGCGATGGCGGTGCAGGGATCAACTGCAGGGTGATCCTGGAAAGGGATATCCTGTTGCAGCCGAACGCCATGAACGCCCAGGTTTATGAACGCGGAATCACCATCGAGGCGATTCTGTCCGATGTGGGCAATGTTCCCGAACGGGGCGATATGTTTACCATCGGTGCTGAAACCTTTACCGTCCAGGCAATCGACAGGAATGACGGGTATACCGTGAGGATGATCGTGACATGACTGCTTCCGTCTTTTCCATTAAGATCGATGAATCGGACCTGAAGAATGTCCGGGATATGCTCTCCGACATGAAGGACATCGGGATAAAGGTCACCGTCCGCGCCCTCAACAAGACGTTGACGGGCGTCCGCACTGACGCATCGAGCGCCATCCGCGCCGAGATTACGGCGAGCAAACAAGCCGTTGATGGAACCTTCAAGATTGAGAAGGCCACTTCCACGAGGGTACAGGCAGCCATCGCCAGCACCGGCAAACCGCTCCCCCTGACCGAGTATTCAACACGGCAGACAAGGAGGGGCGTTTCCGTCCAGGTGAAACGATCCAGGCCGCGGAAAGTTATCCCGGGCGCGTTCGTTGCCGCAATGAGATCCAAACACGAAGGAGCCTTCTGGCGGGAATGGCACGGCCAGAAACAGGCGAAACGAGCAGATCTCCGCTATGGGAAATTGCCCCGGAAATTTCGGCTGCCGATCAAACAACTTTACGGGCCCCGCGTGCCGGACATTATGAGCAACGATCCGGTGATGAAACTTATTCTCGGTAAGGCAGGTGACCGCCTCCATAACAACCTCGCGCACGAGACAGAGTTCGAATTGAGCAAACACAAATGACCGACACCATACGGGAAATCGTTATCCAAAATATTATGGCAAGGCTGGCTATTATGACCATTGCGAACGGTTACAAGACCAATTGCGGCTCCAATGTCCAGCGGGTCCGGAAGCTTCTCAGCCCGGAAGAACTTCCCGCGTCTGTGGTATGGCCCGGGACCGAAAAAGCTGAACAATGCTACGGTGAGTTGAAAAACACCATGCCGGTGAAAATCGAAGGCATTGTCGTATTCGGATCAGAGAACCCCTCCGTTGTGTCGGAGAGGATCCTTGGCGATCTGAAAAAATGCATCCTGTCTCATACATGGATACGGTCGCCGGATTATATCGACAAGATCATTTACACGGGCGGCGGCACAGATGAGTACCCTGATGACGGCATGATCTCTGTAGGCGCGTCGGCGAGTTTTGATGTCACCTACACGGAAAAAATCGGCGACCCGTATTCGCAGTAAAAAAAGAGGAATGCATCCATGAGAAACGGATTTATTGTGTTGAGCGAGAAGGATTGGGAGGGAATGGATGAAAAACAAAAGCTGTGGGCAATCTACAATACCCTGAGCAGTATGGATACACGGTTGAAGATCCTCGAACGCCGTCCCGTCGTCGACAAATGTTTTTCCTTTTTAGGCGGAATTGTAGGAGGGGCGCTCGCGTTTCTCGGCATAAAATACGGAGGCAAATGACGGTGGACGGCCTCAGGGAAATGCTCAAAAGACACG